GATGGCACAGTATAGATACCTGTACTTTCACTCCAACCACTAGTACTTACTGGGTGACTACCAAGATTTTTAATAGTAGTCCATGTATTATTTGCAACAGTATGGTGGGTATCTTGTTCACCAAAAAAAGCAATGGGAGCACTGGTTTTTAAGAATCCAGTTAATGAAGCACCAGTACTTGCAGTTTCGAATTTTTTTGCACCATTGTAATGTAATTCAACTTGACCAGTAGGTATAGCGTGAATCATGTGGTTATTACCAGAGGCATCTTCTAGTACATAATTATTATCAGTTCGGACATAATAATTACCAGTAGAATTAGTTATAACTGCGTGTTGTCCACTATGTTTAAATTCTAAATCATTACCAGTTCCAAATCTAATCGTATTGTTATCAGGAATATCTAAGTTATTAGATAGCTTATCTCCTGTAACTGCGTCATCTGCAATCTTTGCTGTAGTTACACCACCGTCTGCAATCTTATCTGTAGTAACTGCATTATTGCTTAGATCAGTAGCTGCAATAGTTCCATTAAAAATCAGATCAGACGTAATACTACCCGTTTGAATCATAGGAGTAGTAATAGAATCGTTAGCTATTTTTGCCTGAGTAACTGCATCATCTGCAATTTTAGCTGTTGTAATTCCATCATCTGGAATTTTAGCTGTTGTAACTGCGTTATCTGCAATCTTAGCTGTAGTAACTGCGTCATTAGCAATAGTCAAAGCCGTAGATCCAGTTACATCGCCAGTGTGTGTAGCGTTGGTAGTCTTTGCTGTGTTTGCTGTTATAGCTGCTACAACAGAGTTAGCTAACTTGTCATTGTTTACTGCATCATCTGCAATCTTTGCTGTAGTTACACCACCGTCTGCTAACGCACCAGTAATGTAAAGTACACCATTCATACTAGCGTGACTGGTGCATTGATAATACAAAACATCAGGAGCATCATGTTGTACTTCGACAATTACTGTTCCAGTACCACCGTTGTTAGTTACGCCAGTGCTGTATACAGTACCGCTTCCTCCAGATGTACTTTGAATACGTATAGGATGACCACCTGAGCCATTTTCAAATCTATACGTTTTTCCTCTTGTAAGGTAAAGGGTAGGGTTGTTGACAGTACCATCCAACCCTTCTCCTTGAAATGTGTAGGCACTATTACCACTAGCACCTATTGTAAAAACTCGATCTAACGCATCTGCATCTAGACCAGCTCTTTTGACTTGTGTTAATCCCATTATTTAGACCCCCAAGGTTTACCCGATGCAAGGTTGGGTATGTCATCACAAGATTTTTCTATTTTTGCAACTAGGTCTGCACCCATTTTTGTCTTGCACCAAGCTAATACAGTTGCTTCGTCTAATTTTTCGTAATCTATAAATTCATTTGGTAATGTCTCAGGTTTATCCATAAAATCTACTTCATAGCCATTGGAACACACTACTTTGTCGCCATCCATTGCTTTGCAAGTAACTGATATTGCATAAACATAACCATCTATTTTATTACGGGTCATGTCGTCGACTGACCATACTTTTGTTGTTGCCATAATTTAAATTTTGATCATGTATGTCATTGCCACGTTTCTTGGTCTTACGTGTGTTGCGTCTGGAATTATTCGTGTAGAATCTAATTCAATGTAGAAATAGTTACCATAAACGTTATTTATTAATGTTCTCCAAGAAGAGGCACTATTACCAACAAAGGGGTTTGTATAACCTGAAACGGCTGAAACGCTCATTCTAGATCCACCGTGAACGTCATAGAACATACCTTTTAAAGCTGGTATACCATGGTCTTGGAATGAACCATTAGCTCTACTACTATCAATGCCTCTTCCGTTATCAAGACCTCTTATAAACTCACCTCGTAATTCTGGTAAGTTAAAGGTTGAAGAACCATCACCAGCACCATAGGTTGTACCTATCGCAGCAAATAAAGCAGCATAGCTAGTTCTTGATATAGCAGTTCCATTACATATAAGCCAACCTGAAGGAGCTGTAGTTTGTGCAAAAGCCATAACTGCTCCAGCCGGTATGCCAGCCGGAATACTTACAGCGTTTGTGCTTGCTGCTGTAATACGCCCTTGTGTATTAATAGTAAGAGCAGGAATTGCTGATGCAGTTCCGTAAGTACCAGCAGTTACACCTGTATGAGATAGTTTAGAATCATTTACCGCATCATCTGCAATCTTATCTGCGGTTATTGAGTCATTTGCAAACTGTGCCGTTACTAGTTGATTAGAATTTAATAATGTTTTGATTTCTGCTGCTGTTTGATCGTCTTTAGCATTTGTTTCTACGGTATCTAATTTAGTTCCGTCAGCAGCTACGTCACGACCATCTACTGTGCCTGTTACTGTGATGTTTCCTGTTACGTCAACACCCGAACTAACGTCTAGGTTGCCAGTTATAGCTGTACCAGATGAGTTAACAACTAGTTTTTGAGCATTAGCAACACGCAAATCACAGCCATTATTATTAAAAACAGCGTAATTGTTATTAGGAGATGATGGCTGTTGAAGGCTAATACTACTAGAAGCTATTTTTATACCATTAGCGGAAGTACCCTTAAAAGTGTCATTATTGTTACTGGTTTGCAAGTTTATACCGTCTGTGATTATAGCTTGCGATCCGAAATCAGGTGTAATCTTTGTTCCAGCTATTGCTGCACTTGCGTTTACGTCAGCGTTGACAATACTGCCATCGACAATACTTGCTGAAACAACTGAGTTACTTGCAAGTTGATCTGCACCAACTGCATCATCTGCAATCTTAGCTTGAGTGACTGCATCATCAGCTATTTTTGCAGTTGCAACCGAAGCATTCTGAAGTATAGCTGTTGTGACTGTATTGTTACTTGGTGTACCTATTCCGACTGTTGATCCGAGGGTAGTAATGAAAATATTAGCACCATTAACAGGAGGGGTACTAAATATAATGTCGTTGCCAGATAAAGCAAAACCTTCGCTGGGTTGTGTTGTTCCTGCGTTAGGTTTCTGAATGACTCCATCGACGCTAACAAGAAGTTGTTGTGCACTTGTAGGTGCATTAGATACTGTAAATCTATAAGCTGTTCCATTTGGTGTTGCGCTACCTCCACCTGTAGCAGTTGATAAAGATAATGTAGATATGAAAAAGTTACCAATAGCTGTAGTTTCTTCCCATGCAGAATCTTGACTAGAGTAAACCATAAGTTTACTGTTAGCTGTGTCGTACCATAAGTCACCACCATCTAAAGAAGATGTAGGTGCAGAAGCTGACACTCTGTATCTGTTTGAGAATGAGTTAACTGTTGCACTGATAGCCTGTATATCGGCTGCACTAGCTAATTGTTTGTGGAAGGTATATGTATGTAAAGTTGTAGTAGTCTGAACTTGTAATCCACTGTCAGCAGCTAAATTTGTTTGACGTAAGGTTGCTGGAAAACCAGTAATAGTTACATCGTTACCTGTACCAGCTCCGTTAGTTATAGTTGCTACACCAAATTGGTCAACACTAACTGATGTACCACTACTTAGTTGAGATATTGAAACAACAGTACCAGCACCGTTACTAGGGTCTGGGTTTGTAGCAGGGAAACTTGTTTCGTCAGCAATAGCTACAAAACCACCAAGAGCATTAGTAACTGCAAGTATCTGATCGTTTACAGCTTTTGATGTAGGTATACGAGTATCGCTAGTTCCAGTTAAACTTGTTTCTAATGTAATACCATCAAGCTGGTTTAGTTCTGCTGTTGAAGCTGTAAGAGCTGTAGAGTCAGCAAGAACTGAAGCAGTACCAGATTGCATTGAAGCTAAGGTTGTTAGCTCGGCATCTTGTATCTGTGATGTTGTTACTGAGTTAGCAGCTAATTGATTAGCTTCTAATTTATTAGCAGTTAAAAGTGTTTTTATTTCTGCTGCTGTCTGATCTTGTGTAGCTCCAGCCTCGATACCATTAAGTTTGGTATGGTCTGCATCTGTAAATACATTAGAGTCTGTTGCTGATTCTACAAGAGTTCTTATTTCTGCTGCTGTCTGATCGGCAGTTGCTCCACTCTCTATTCCATCAAGTTTAGCCTTGTCAGCAGCAGACATGCTTCCAGCATTAGAACCAGTAGAAGGTTGTAATTTAGAACCAGATATAGCTGCTGAACTATTAATATCAGCATCAACAATAGTGCCGTCTGCAATCTCAGTAGAAGTAATTGCTCCTGCTTTTATATTTGCTGTAATTATTTTATTTCTATGCTCAACAGCAGCAAATCTACCCATATCATGTATGGCATTAAGATCGGCTGCTCTGATAGATGAACCAGCAGCAAATACGGCTGCTGCTGTATTCACATCTGTTTCTCTATATATATGTACGTTTCCACTTCCTGCTGGAGCTGCTGCTCCAAGAGTAACTGTTGTTCCACTTACGGAGTATTCACCACTACCGGGAGTACCAGTTACATATGTTTGTAGAGTTCCACCAATTCTTACCTTGATGTCACTTGCTTGTAAATATTCAATTGTGATGGCGTAAGAGGTGGCTCCGCCATTTTTAAATTCTTCAGTTGTTTGTACCGCCATTGGTTATCCACCTTTTGTTTTATTTAGGCATGTTTATGATTTTGTCTATCGTGCCTTTGTTTGCTTCTCTGTTTTTTAGTTTTTGATCCCTTTCTGCAACAAGTAGTTTTTGAACATCATTCTCATCTTTAATACTTGCCCAAGCTCGTTTCTTAGCTCGAGTAAATGCTTTTGCAATTCTTTTGTAGTGAGGAAATGATCTTGGTTCTACATCGCTCATACCATTTTTTCTATGCCAGTTCATTTCAGCAATAGATGTTTGTATAGCTTCGTCTTGTGCCATCTCTTCAAACTCAGCTAATAGGTTTTGTTCACCTATTGCTTTCTGAAACATTGATCTAACTTTTGGACTGTCAGATAAATCTGTTCCATCAGGAGCTGAGTATGTAGAGGTTCTCATGTCATAGCCACTATTAAATAAAAGCTCTCTACCGGGTGAATAATCTAAATTAAAGTTGACAGGTGATACCGCATTAAACATACGAGTAACAAAGTCATGATCTTTAATTGGTCTACCAGTAAGAATGTCGTATTTAATAGGTAATGGATCTGCTGCTATGCCTTCTGTTGCTAAGTTTCTATTTCTAATAGAACTTTGTATATCGGAACCTAATTCTCTTGTGTAAGGAGTTAGTACTTTACCAATCTCATTTCTAAGACCAGATAAAGGAATTGTATTGTTCATTAATGAAGCAACAATTCTACTTTGTTGTCCGGGAGCTCCAGAAAATAAATCAACAAATGACTGTAATCCTGCTAAATAAGATTTACTTGTAGCAGTACTAGCTAATGCCATTGCTAATTTAGATAATCTATCTTCAGCCCATTCTTCACCCATTAATTGTTGGTGATCTCCTATATCTCCTACTAATGCAAGTATTTGGTTGTAAGGTTCAAACGCATCATAGTTAACCCAAACATCACCAATTTTTATAGTTCTTGGTTTCCAGCCTGCATCTAACCATGCTTGTCTTTGTTGTCTATCTGTAGGACCATTGCCATGTAAATTACCACTAAGGTATGCCATAGATGCCATACTCAAAGCAGCCGTACCCATAGCTAATCTTCCATTTTGTACAGCTTTAGCATTTATTAAATCTCGTTGAGTATAGATTCCATACTTCTGTAATTCAGGAATAGGAGTCTTTGCTTTAGCTATCATGTTGAACTCCTTAACTAAGAAGTTAAAACCGGGAGTATGTTTAGCTGTAAGTGTTAATCCGTTAATACCAGTTCTTGCAAATAGAAAGAAAGGTCTAGCCCATGGTGCTTCATTAAAAGCATCTGCCATTTTTGCACCAAACCCAGTTAAGTCTTGAGTTAGTGTTGCTTCTTTTTTGGCATACTTAGCCATTTCACTGGTTAAGTTTCCATCTTTATCAAAGATCTGACTATTAAAATTATCTTCCATATCACGGAAGAACTTTTCATCTAAGTTTGCAAAATTAGAATCAGGTAAATTTTCAGCAGCTTTTAGAAATGCTTTTTCTCTAGCTCTAGCTCTACCAATAATTAGACCAAAAGCATCATCAGTTGCTGCCATGATCTTAGTTGAGTAGGTAAGAAGACTACTATCATTAAGTGTTCTAATAGTATTAGCTGTTCTATATATAGCTTTATCAACCATATTTCCTCTCGTTTCAGCCCACTGACCGTGCATAGTCCACTGATTATCTAATTCTGTAGGATCATAAAAACGAGTTTTCATTGTTGAAATATCACCAGCCCAATAACTATTTAGCTTTCTTTTAAATAATTCAAAAGATTCTGGTATTGCTTCACGCATTGCGTTCATAGAAGCTAAACCAGCTCTCATAGTTGCTGAATCTCCTCTCAATGCACCACCTAAAGCCATAGCCATAGGTCTTGTAAAGGTTGCAGTTGATGTTCCTAAGACTGCGCGAACTGCTGTTTTAGGTCCAGACAAAACACTATGTGTAAACATAGAACCCATTTCTCTTAGTAGAGCACCTGTTTGTTTAGGACGTAAGCCATACTCACCACCTTTCATCCAGATCCTCATAAAGTTATCTAGGTCATCTAATGTCTGTATATCTTTAGCCATTGATATACCTTCAAACAAAGTTTTAAATATCTCATCACTTGTTTGTTCGTCAGTCATATCAAGAGCCATACGGAAAGCATCTATACTTTTCTGTACATCTTTATCAACAAACTCATTAAGTTCTGCTTGACTTAGTTTTTTTCTTGCTGCACTTACACCTTTTCTAGTTTGTAAGTCTCTCATTTGTTGAGAGATATCTGCTTTTTGTATTTTTCTTATTCTTAAACCAGCAATTAGTTTTTTAACCATTTGCTGAGCTGGACCATCTATATCTTTTAGGTCAGCTATGTTTGCTAATTCTCTAGCAGTAATACCTTGATCTCTAATATCACTAAATAAAGAAGCATTTATTAGATCAATAGCATTAGCTTGATCTGGACTTACGTATGAATATATAACCTTTCCATCTACTGTTTTTTTAATCTTGTTTGCATTAACTGATTTCCAAAACTGTGTAGGTGTTAAGTCAGATGTATTTCTACCTTCATATACTTTTTGGTAAATATCAAAATCTTCAGACATTAGCTCAGCTACAGTTTTACCCTGTCTCTTAGCTGTTTCTTCTAGATCTCTTATTTTATATTCACCATATATTTTCTTTATTGCTTTTTCTATTTCATTTCTAGCTTGACCAGAGTTCTTAGCAATATTATCTACCTCTGTATTAGATAAGAAAGAACCTGTACTACCATCTTCAGCACCCCATTTAGTTTTTTTATCTCTTATCCCTTTACGTACATCAGCAACTGATTCTGTTGATGTAGTTGCACCTTGCCATGGGTCAGCAATATCTTCGTTCTTTGGTGCTCTAAATCCGGGTTCTTTTATCTGTTCTGCTACTTCTGCTCTTTTCTGTACCTCAATACTAGACTTTCTAGAGTCAATAAACTCTTTTACTTTTCCAGTTATTGGTTCTAGATCTTCTTTTAATGCTTGCCCTAATGCTTCTCTTTCGTCATATACACGTTTACCAGCATCTAAAACTTCGTTAATAGTTCCTTTGCCTTTTTCTTTTAAAGCTTGTGCTACTGGAGTTTGTGCTCCTTGCATCATCTTAAAGATGGTTGCATCAAACACAGCTCCAATACCCATACCTTCAACAACATTTTTCAATGTTTTCATAGCAGGGTGATCGTGTTCTTTAGTAGCTAACGGTGTATCAAGCCAAGTAAATCTTTCTTTTAACATTCCAGAAAGGTTATCGTCTTGAGATGTTTTGGCTAGTAAGTCAAACTTTGCACCAGTTAAGGCACCATTAGCCAAACTTGCTGCTAAAGTTCCACCTTTAACAAGCTTTACTGTTCCACCTGTTAAAGCAAGAGTACCTAAAACATTAGTAGAGCCTCTGACTAATCCTCCCCACCATGTTTTGGTTTCGATAGGATCGCCATCACCATACATGAAATCATCCCATTCAGTATCGTAATCTTTTCCCTCTCTGGTCATTTCGCCATTGAATAAATCAATAACTCTTTCTGGGGCAGTGATTATATTTGAAGCAATGTCTCTAGCACCAGCTCCTAAACCTATTAAGGTATCAGCAGCATAGTCTCCGATAGTAGCTCCTTGAGGAGCATTTGCTTCTACCTTTGCTTCTTCTGTTTTTTGTGCTTCGAGTTCTGCTCTCGCATCATTTCTCTCTTCTTCAGCAAGTTGCATCTGTTGGAGAGTGTTTGCAGTTTCTTCTGCATTTAATCCATCTCCAGATATTCCTATCTCGAGATTCATTTCTTCATCCATAGTTACCACGGTAATTATTGCCTAGAGAAGGCAAGTAATCCGCAGTTACTTGTCCTTTCTTACTAAGGCTTTTTTGTTATAAATAGAAGTTTTTGTGTTTTGTTCTCCTGCTCCCTCAGCTTCTAGTCTTGCTCGTGTAATACGAGAACGAGTAGGAAATTTATAAATTAGATTTAATATTTTATCGTTATATTTAGTTTCTTCTGTTTCAGGTATTTCTACATCTGGTAAAAGGAATTTGATCTGTGAGTTAGCTAAATCAATAGGATTGACTCCCATTCTGCTTGCTAAATCTTTATAGTAATCTGGTAAATCTGATGACTGTCTAAGTGGTGTTTGATGCCATAGTAATAACTTTTTTTCTATAGCTGGACTGGATGATAATCGAGTCGTTTTCCATTGTTTATTAGACGATTGAAGAATATTAGTTTGTATGCTTCGTTCATAAGACTCATCACCATCATCTTCAAAATTTGTATTCATCAAAGATCTTGTTAATCCTTTGTTGTTGATAGTTGCTTGTACAGCTCTCATTCCAGCGTTATAGCCATCATCAGCAGTACCTACAACTACACCATTTCTAACTGTTGCCTTCATATAGGCTTTGTCAAATATCTCATTAAGATTTTGATTTAGCATTATCCATTCAACTGATTTAGCGTCTGTTTCTCCAAACGCATCTCCTGTTCCTTCGTTGGTAAAAGATTTAATTAGATCTCGCGCTTCTTTATGTTCTGCACTGCCGGGAACCATAGCTCCACTTTGTATTATTTTATCCTTATATTTGTTGAATATAGGAGTACTTACATTAGCTAGTTCAAAATCATACACACCACCTTGGTAGCGTATAGATTCTTGAATCATATCTTCTGCTTGCTCATCATCTATATGCCCTTGCAAAGCATTAGATAATTCAGTAGGAACATACCCGTCATACTTGTCAGCATAGACTTTTCTAAGCTGCATTTTTTGTTCGTTTGTTAAATTCTGAGCAGATTTAATTACTTGTAAATCAGCAGCTATATCGTCAGTTCTTTTTTGCTGTCTAGCTTGTGTACCTAGTCTTGCAGCAGTAGCTAAATCTTCGTCTAACCCTTGCCATTCTTTCCAAGAAGCCATTGTTTTAGTAGAACCATCACGAGCTTCTATTTCGTGATTAACAATAGCAATAGCTTCTGGATATGTAATTTTATTTTCGCTTACAAGTTTTACTAAGTTTTCTTTAAAAGCAACCCTACCAACTGAAATAGAAGTTCTATTTCTTGCTGCATATCTAGCTGCCCAATCGTGTGCAAGTTGATGACCATCTTCAGGGTTAGCCGCAGCAAATCCTGTTTCTATCATTCTCGAATCAAACTCAGCTACTTGTAACTGATATGCACCTTCTCTAGCTACAGTTTGTTTTCTTCTTCTAGCTTCATCAAACTTGTCTATTTCTGGTTTAACTACAGTTGCTACTAAAGCGTCATTTAATCCTGCAAATTGTTTTGCAAATTCAAACTTTATTTTCTGATCTAAAGCTGCTTGTTCAGAAGGAGAAAGATTATCGAAGTGTCCAACAGTAACTTGTTGACCATCTCTAATTACATCTATCTTTGTAGTTTCATAAGCATCATAGACATATTGGTCATAGCCTTTAGCTTTTTGTTTAGCATATTGTTCTGCAACCATATACTTTTCCCAACCAGCCATCTTACGAAATTCTTGAGCGGTGATAGAGTCACCGGTTTCAGCTTCATATTTAGATGCAAACTCTTGTGTTGCTAAATCATCTTCAAATAAACTATCTCTTTTTCCTCTAAATTCTGCTTCTAATTCTGGACTAACACCTCTTGTTAAGATATCTAATTTGATTTCTGCTTCTCTATCTTGTCTATATTTTTCTTGTCTTTGTTGGATTATATTTCCAAATGTAGAAGAAAGATCTGCTAAACCTTCATACAATTTTGCATCGGCACGAAGTTTTGCTTCTCCTTCTGCTTTTAATTGTTGGAAGTATTTTTCTTCATTAATTTGTACTTGTCTGTCAGACGCTTCCTGTTCTGGAATAATGTCAACAATTTCTTCTGGTGTAACTTGCTGACCTGTTATTTGATAATTAGGAATCATAATTAATATTGAGTTTTAACACTCCCTCCTAAACTTGCATAATTTGTATTGCTAGGCATACCGCCAATACCTTCACCTATTGCATTAGCCATACCCATCATGAATGTCAAACCTACGTTTTCCATCTGAGGAGGAGGTGGTGCAAAGTCTGGTATTGGTTGAATAGCAACCTTTCCAAATGATTTAT